CCACTCATCCTTTTTGAAAAACGCAGGGGCGTCTTGAAAATATGTAAATATTATAAAGACAGAGATGAAATTTACGAAAAGAAAGACGGGATGACAAATCTTGTAGAAAAGAAATACAAGAAAAAGGTATTTGACATTTCGATGCCACCGGGTGGTAGTCCCATTGAGTATGAAACCGCACCTCAAAGACACAACAACCGTGGAAGACGTAATAATGATAGAAGAAATGGAAGACGTAATAATGATAGAAGAAATAGTAACAATCGCAGGAATAGAACTAAATCGAAATCTAGAAATCTTACATCATGGGGTTAATTTTTTGTTGATACTTAACAAGTATAAACAATTTAATCAGAATTATCGAGTACAGATTTCAGAAATCTATACATATCTTGATATGTGAGACTCTCGGCTATCAATAAATCCTTTTCTACGCAATATTCTTCTAATTCTTCCCCAAAATCCAAGATAGCATTTCCTAGCCTTTCTTCCTGTGTTTTTTCATAATATTCTTGTGGTTGTGCTTCAGTATCTGAATCTATATCGCTGGTAGACATTTTATATAATGATCGTATTGCTTTTGATCATTTTCAGAAAGTTCAAAGCCTCGTAAAGAATATTTAGATGATTTTTGAAAGATTATGTAATTAAATTTTCTTTGTAAAGATGCTTTTCTACGATTCAAAGCAAAATCTTGAGTATCTAAATGCGATGCTAAGATATCGTAAAGTTTTGTTAAATGATAAAAATATTGGTATTCCCAATCTTCGAAACTTACGAATTTTTTATACGGTGTGCGTAAAATATTAGCCCTCAAAAAGATATTGAATTTCTTTCTGGGTTTAGCAATCGTTGATTTTTTAATTACGATTTCTTCAGGTTTTATTTCTTCTTTTTCTTCGGGTTTTTCATTTGCTATTGAGGCCCAACTAGACATTTATATTTAGATAATAATTCTTAAACTCTTTATTTATCCTCTTCTTCACCATCTTCTTCATCTTCTTCACCATCTTCACCATCTTCACCATCTCTATTTTTTTCCAGAGCTGCTATTTCATTGTCTATTTCATCGTCAATCTTGTCTCCTGATTTAGTATCTTCAGAGTTTTCTTGTATTTCTTCAACGACAGCATCACCATCGCTTTTAACCCCGTCTTCTCCTTTGAGGTCGTTTAACTCTTCAGCTATTTCTGAATCATCAATATGTTCTTCTCGGATCTCAACCTGACTTTCGGGTTCATCATCACCCCCAATAACCAGAGCTGACATCATGGGGGCCATCATTGACATCATAGATTCAATAGGATTAGGTGGTGGGGGTGGGGCTTGCTGTACCTCTCGTTGTTGTACTGGTCGAGCTTGTACCTGCACGGGCATTTGAACACCTCCTGGTCTGACATTCCTTGCGATATGTGCGACTCTTTGTCTTACAGTCTGATTTTGCCCTTTTAGAATTTCCTGTACTACAGCTTCTAAAACATCAGTGCGCGATTTTTGCATCCTGAGCTCATTTTCTAACTCACTGATTTTAGAACTTTGTTGATTAGTTCTTAGAACAACGAAGGTTGTAAGACCCACGATTAAAATAGCTTCAATTACTATGTGTATAATTTGCGCTTTAGTAAATGACATGTTTTAAGAAACATGTCATTTTTTAAACCTTGTAACTCAGAAAACAGAAACAAAATTCCATCCTAACTCCTGAAATAATCTTTTACAAATATCATCGTGATAAGATTTCCTCTCCACCGTTTTCAGAATGTTAAATTCTGAAATATCACATGGGTGCTTATATTTAGTTAGGAGTTGGTATAATACGTATTGATTATTAATGAAATTCTTACGATTAATTTTCTTATCACCTTTAAAGATTTTTTCATAGGTTTCGACAAGTTTATCAAAATCGCTAATGATACGACTTTCCAGATGAGAAATATCTGGTGGTTTGAGTCCAGTCAATGTGTAATGAATTAAAACAGCATCTTCATAGTGTTTACTATTTCCTGTTTCTTTTAAGAAAAGCAATACATGTGTCTTAGTGATTTTAGAAAACTTCAAATTTTTCTTATTAGACTTCACTAATAATCCATGTAATGCAAATTGACGCTCTAAATCTTTGTAGACTTTTTCCGGGATAGTACTATTTTGCTTACCTTGATATTGATTGATACAATCTCTAAAATGTATACGTTTGTCATATGTATATTTAGTTCCCACGTTAACTCTTTCCACATCCTTATAAGAGGAAGAAGTTGCGGCTATTTGAGTTTCAAAACCACACGACGTACACACCTTATAACCATCTAACTCGAGAAAATCGTTCTTTTTACAATTGTCACATAATTCTTGATTATTTTCCAATTTGATAACTGGAATTTCTAAAAAGTTATATTTTTTAGACACGTCTAAAAAGTTTTTAACAATAGTAGATTTGTTATCCACGTCTTCTTCCACTACAACACCCATAAATGAGACTTTTTTAGGTTTTCTTAATATTTTTTCGAATTCTTCTATTAGTTCTGCCGTTTCCATTAGGTAAAAATTTTTGCTTCTATTTGATTGTATGTCTTCTATTTTAGTTCTTAATTCTTGTGTGGCATTCTGTAACATCGTCAGTGTACTATGAAGATGATGAGGTTGGGCAAGCAATTGGTCCAACGTATTTATTTGTTCTCTATACGAATCGATATTTGCTTCTTCTTGCTCAAACATAGATAACATTTTTTCATGTAATTCCAAAATGTCTACCTCATTCTTCGCCATTTTTGTATTATGCTCTCTTATTTAAATCACGGTTTTAATTTTGGTGGTATTTTTACCAATTTCTCTAGATCTGTATTTAGTAATTTTTTTAAAAATTTTTTCTTGTGCCTAATAAAACACAATGGCATCAATATGTACTTCTAATCTTACCTCAGGTTTCATCGATCTTGCTACGTACGACGAGCAGGAGAAATATATGTATGGTGGTCGCCACGCGACCGCTTACTTTGTTCGCGAGACACGCAAGTCAACCTGGTTTACCCAGGTTCCTGTTGTCTTGAGCAAATGCAGTGGCTCTCCTGCTTTTGGTCAAGAGTGGTCAGTTCAGATCTCCCGCGCTGGTGATTACTTGCTTCAGACTTGGCTTCGCGTCGAGCTTCCTGAAGTCTGTGTCACTTCCGGTATTATCAAGGCTAATGACCAGATCGCTTGCGTTGGTATTCGCTGGACTCGTAATTTGGGTCACGCCCTTATCCGCGAGTGCTGCTTGACTTTCAACGACCTTGTGGCTGCTCGTTTCGATAACTACCACTTGGACTTCTGGTCTGCTTTCACCACCCCTGCTTCCAAGCAGAATGGTTACGATAACATGATCGGTAACATCGGTCAGCTTGCTGGTCTTGGTGATGTTCACGTCCTTCCTGCGGCTGTGTTGAATGTTCCTCTTCCTTTCTTCTACACTCGTGACAGTGGTGTTGCTTTGCCAACGGCTGCATTGCCATACAACGACATGCGTATTCAGTTCCAGTTCCGTAATCTTGGTGAATTGTTGATCGCTGACTACTGCCAGTTGCCTGCATCGGGTGGATCACTGACAGTTATTGGTGGTGATGCTTACGGTCGCCAAAAGAGTATTTGCCTCGATCAGACCACTATCACCGCATTGCCTAATCCGTTCGGGATCCAAGAGAATTACTTGGCACCTCGCCCAGCTGGTCAGGGATCCAGTAATTTTGGCGGTAACGCTCAGCTCCAAGTTGGCGTCCAGGCCGGGTCCAAACAGGCCGATTTCTCGAACTGGAAGTTCTGCGCTGGCACCCCCACACTTGGCTCTGTCTGTGTATGGGCCAACTACGCTATCGTTTCCAACGACGAGCGTAAGCGCATGGCATGTGCTCCTCGTGATATTCTTATCGAGCAGGTACAGACCGCACCTCCATGTGGTTTCAACCCAAAGAATGTCAACACCCCAGAGCAGTACGACATCCGCTTCTCGCACGCCATCAAGGTTCTTTTCTTCGCTGTGCGTAACAAGACCTTGAACTGTGAGCATGCTAACTACACCACTTCGCCTTCGTTCCCGATCCTTAACTGCATCAACGGAGCTAAGAGTGGTACCCTCGTGACCACCGCTCGTTCTTACGATCCGGTCGCAGCTGCATCCTTGCTCTACGAGAACACCTACCGTCTTGCTAATATGGGTTCGGACTTCTACTCCCTTGTTGAGCCTTACTACAAGGCCCCAACTATCCCAGACAAGACCGGTTACCACATGTACTCGTACTCCTTGGACTTCTTCAACTTGGACCCAATGGGATCTACCAACTACGGTAAGTTGACCAACGTCTCCTTGTACGTCAACCCATCCCAGGCCGCCGTCGAGTACCACTTGGACCCTAACTGCAATGACCAGACTGGTGCTGTCACTGCCAACGCGGGTTTCGTGTACACCTCGTCTTGTTCCACACCGCCACCAACTGGTGATAATGCCGCTTTGCAGAATAACGTCCGTTACTGCGAGCAGCAGAACTACGAGTTCGTTGTCACGGCTGTGAACAACAACATCGTCCGTATCTCGGGTGGTGCACTTGGTTTCCCAGTACTTTAAGCAACTTATTTTACAACTTTTATCATATTTCAACAATGAAATATGATTCTAATTCACTAAACATAATGCTTCTAAATAATCAGATAAACATCTCCTATTTTTCTTATCCAATTTAGCGTAAAAGGTGATTATATTCTGGTCTATCTGAAATTTACCATAGAGATGTGCTCCTACATCTCCAAATATTTCAACGCATTTATCTTTATCCAAGTTCGTTTGTAACAACAACAAATTATCTAAAGTTTTAATCATAATTTATCTCTCCTCGTGATTTTTTAACTACTTATAATAATGATACTTGAAATTAAATGAGCGAAGAATATGATCATGATCACGAAGAAGAACTGGCGAGTTCTTCCGAGTCCGTTATACCATCACCATCTCTGGCTACACGCTCGTCAAGTACCACGACCACGAGAAGACCACCAATTACGATTCGATTACCAACTATATCGCCGCGAAGACGGAGAGATAGGGATCCTAAATATTGTGTTATGTGTCGAGAAGACCACCCAATGATGAGCGAAAAACATAGATTATGTTACGATTGTTTAGTTCAGACACTAAGCACAGCTAAGCTTTTCAACCAAGGGTTTGATATCACTACTAAAAGACGAGATAAGCAGATGTGTATTATATGTCTGAATACAGTGAAACATATAGGTAATAGATATATGTTGTGTATTGATTGTTTGATTAAACGATTGGGGGATGTAGGTGTGTTGAAATATAACGAGTCCCAAGCTTTACATCCAGTTTTTATTGCTCTTGATTCTGAATATGAAACAATGGGATACCGTGTAGATTGGCAGAGAAAAAAATATTTCCCCTGTGATATTTGTGAAAGAGATTTGATAGCCGACAAACGTACAGAACGATTATGTATGGATTGTTTGGTTGATAACTTACTCGACACGCCTTATTTTAGAAAGCAAGCCCGGAGAGTTTATTTTTAACATAATTTAAAGTTCTCTTTATTGCGAATAAATGGATGAAGCTGCTAGTATTGTCATAGAACCATTCAATGATCATTATGTATTAGTTTACGCGGACCCAAAGCTCTTTGGTGGAGAAATAGAAGCAAGAGGGGGTCAGTGGAATAAAGCTCATAAAGGATGGTTGTTACCAAAAGACCAGAGAAGTCACATAGTAACTCTGGGTAATATAGAGAAAAACAATAATATATTTGAACAAACCATGAGTAGTTTTGCCAAAAAATCTACTCAGAAAAAATTCCATAGAGCAATTAGTGACGATGAAACTTCATCACCAGAATCACCAGTGGAATCCCGTCGTAGAAAGAAATTCAATAGGAGTAGAAATCGAAAAAAGAAAACCCATTCTACACCAAAAGAGAAAAAAACACCACCAATTTATGTACCAGTATCAACGCTTCTTAATGACTCCTCGTCGGATAGTGATCACGAAAGTTCCGATGATAGTGACTTCCCGGAAGTTAGCTCTCCCAGAGATCACGAGAAGGAATACAAAGAGTTTCTCAGGAAACAGAGAAAGCTAAAAAATAAAAATTGAATTTTACTTAAGGACAAGTAAGTAAAATAAAAATGTCCACCACAAATTCTTCTAGTCAATCATCAGATTGTAATACCCCCGACTGGGGGTCTATAACACTTTCTAAGGAAGTGATTTCAGAACAAGGAAACAAGATTCGCCTTGTTGATTCTGATCCCGATAATAAATTGGATCTTTTCTGTTATGTACGCTGTGTAGACAACTCGGATCCCAAGGTCAAGTCTTGTAGAGGAGTCGTTACCTTGAACGATAAGGTGTTGTATCAGACTTACGGATATACACATGAATATACCACTGAAAGTCTTGAAACTATCAAGCAAACGATGGATTTCGATAGTAATTTCGTCGTTCAAGATGCACACGAGGGATCTCTTCTGCGTGTTTTTTGTGTAAATGAAACTTGGTACGTTACCACCCATCGCAAGCTGGACGCTTTCAGGAGCAAGTGGGCTAGTAGGCAATCTTTTGGGGCTCAATTTGTTGAAAGTTTGGTTGCGACTTATGATAACGACACGGATTTCAAGGAAAAGATCGATAGTGTTAGTGATGAAGATATTGCAACCACGCGTGTTTTCACTCTCAGGAGTTCTGAACATGATAAAAATCCAGTGTTGCTAAAGTTTCTATACACACTGGACAAGTCAAAGTGTTATTGTTTTCTTGTTCGAAATACATCAGAAAATCGCATCGTCTGTCAAAGTCCAGAGACGCCTATTTTGTATCATTCTGGGACTTTCAGCGAGAGTACATCAGAATTTCTAGGTCTTGGGAGTGATCTAGGTGTCCCGGTTCCTGATACTCATTCATTTTCTTCGTGGGAAGAGGTGTGTGCGTATGTAGACGAAAAGACCGATCATGAAACCCTACAAGGTCTTATTGTGTTTAATGGGCGAGATCACATCAAGATTCTCAACAGTAATTACAAACGTTACTTTGAAGTCCGGGGTAATGAGCCAAGTATTCGTTATCGTTATCTCCAAGTTCGCATGAATAAGGAAATGACTGACTCACTCTACGAACTTTACCCAAGATACACTGATCAGTTCCAGAATTACGAAAATATGCTTTACGCTTTCGCTAAGGTAATTTACGATTCTTATGTCAAGAGGTTCATCAAACGTCAGTTTGTAACTCTCCCAAAAGAGGAGTATACAATTATGCGAGCTTGTCATTCCTGGCACTTGGAAGATCGAGCTAAGAATCGCATGAGTCTCCGTAAGGTTATCGAGAAGATGAATGAACAACCGCCGACTATTCTTAACAAGATGATTCGTCGTAAGACACAGGAAGCTATCGAGGAAAAGAAAAAGGAAGCATCTAAACAAGACGATGGGGAAAGCGTACCAATGGAAACTTCCGAGTAAATAGAATATACAAAGACCGTTTACAGCAAACACAAAAAATCAAATTACGAGTGAACAAACACATTAAAATGAGCGGTCTGTAATTAAATATATTCAAAGAATATATTTACCTAAATCTTTTTTCATTTAAAGTTTCAGTACTTTGTTAAAATGCCGAAGAATACACATGTTCCTCTCAGGGTTGTTAAAGTTCCATTAGACAGAACAGTAAGAACAAATTTTCGGAAAGATTTTCCAAGAATG